ACAACTTATGGGATATTTTGAAAAAGAAATGCTATCAATTTAAGGAGTAAATAATGTCATTCGTAACGACAACATTGAGAGATACAGTAGTCAATGCAGAAAAGGCTGGTGGATTTGTTACAATTAAAGCAGTCTTTGATAACGATACTGCAACCAATCTTATTCTAGATGGAGATGGATTAGACGGATTTGCGAATGGTGCAAAGTTAGACCTACTAAGAGCATGGTGGGCGTTTACACAAGGTACTGCTGATGCTAATACTGGTGACTGTATTGTTGAATTTAAAGGTTCATCAGATGATGTGGTTGCATTACATCTTGCTGGTACTGGACACTATGATGGTTCTGCTGGTGCAATTAAGGCAGCCGCAACAAATACAACTGTAACATCTTCTGATATTACTGCACAGACAAGAGGAACGTCTGGTTTTGTAATTCTAGAATTTAGAAAAGATGAAGCATATACTGCATAAAGGATAGGATAATGACTATTACACATTTAAAACTAATATCAGAAAATATTGAATATGATACTGATTATCTTATCGAAGAATCAGAAAATGGTAAGAAAAATTATAAGATTAAAGGTATTTTCATGCAGGCCGATATCAAGAACCGTAATGGTCGTATATATCCTATGGAAATACTTTCAAAAGAGGTTAATCGTTATAATAAACAATATATTAACGAAAAACGTGCATTTGGTGAACTAGGTCATCCCGATGGCCCAACAGTGAATCTTGAGAGAGCATCTCATATGATTACATCGTTGACACCAGATGGTAAGAATTTTATTGGAGAAGCAAAGATACTTTCTACCCCTATGGGTCAGATTGTTAAATCTTTGATGGATGATGGCGCAAAGTTAGGTGTATCATCTAGAGGCATGGGTAGTTTAGACCAGAAGAATGGTGCTAACGTGGTGAGAAATGACTTTTACCTTGCAACTGCTGCTGATATTGTAGCAGACCCTAGTGCCCCCAACGCATTTGTTGAGGGTATTATGGAAGGTAAAGAGTGGGTCTGGAACAACGGCTTAATACAAGAAGCGGATGTTGCAGAAATGAAAGAAAACATTGAAGAAAATGTGCGACAGAATAATTCAAAAGCACACGCTTTGGAGTTCGCAAAGTTTCTTCAAAAACTATAGTTTTATAAATAAACGTAATATTACAAAAAGGAGTAATCCCCATGGCTAATGAAATAGATCAAACCATTGAGGAATTAGAAGCGGAAGTGCTTGGTGAACTTGAAGAAGCCAACGGTGCCGATGCTCCTAAGAAATCAGCTGGTAAAGCAGACCCTATGGACAAAGTAGACGCAGATGGTGCTACGGATGTCGAGGGTGACATTGGTGGCCCAACACCAACCAAGGACGCAAACCAGGCAGGCAAAATTGACCCTGCGAAAAAAGTAAAGAAAGACACATCTGCACCTGCTAAAACAGGTGGTGCTGCTGAAACTGGTATCAAAACTACCATGAAAGAAGCAGAGCATGACGATGACGATGATGCAGATGATGATGAAGACGAAAAAATGTCAAAAGATGACATGATCAATGCGATGAAGAAGATGTCTGGCGAAAAACTCGCAGCTGCATACGAGGCGGCGATGGGCATGGACAAGACCGATGAAATGGCTCATGGCAAAGAGAAAAAAGACAAAGCAAAATCTGAAGCTGTCGAAAATCGTCTGAAGTCTATTGATGTTTCTGAACACGTTAATGCATTGGTCGATGGTGAGGGTGACCTCTCCGAAGAATTTAAATCTAAAGCCGCAACAATCTTTGAGGCCGCAGTTAAATCAAAAGTACGTTCAGAAGTAGAACGTATGGAAGACGAGTACAAAACAGAACTGGAAGAAAATATTACCACAACTAAAGATGAATTGACTGAAAAGGTTGACACTTATCTTAACTATGTTGTTGAAGAATGGATGAAAGAGAATGAGTTGGCTATCGAAAGAGGCTTGAAAGGCGAAATCGCTGAAGACTTTATCTCAGGTTTGAAACAATTGTTTGAAGACCACTATGTTGATGTTCCAGATGAAAAATACGATGTGCTTGAAGCACAATCTGAGAAAATTTCAGAACTAGAAGGCAGAATTAACGAAATGATGGAAGAGCAAATCCAATCAAAATCTGAAAATGCTGAACTAGTTAAGGAACAGGTAATGTCAGAAGTCTCTTCAGACCTTGCCGATACTGAAGTTGAAAAATTCAAAGGTCTTGTCGAAGATGTGGACTTTTCTAATGCCGCATCATATCGGGAAAAGTTGGAAACTCTGAAGGAAAGTTATTTTCCAGCAGTAATTCCAACAACATTGACTGAAGAAGATACATTTGATGATGTAGAAACTGGTCACGCACAGGACATTGACACTTCCGATTCAATGGCTGCATATATGTCCGCCATTGGTAGAACTGCCAAGAGTGCAAAATAAACAATTTATAAATAGTAGAAATTAAAAAGGAGAAACAAATGTTTCAAACAGAACATCTACAGGAAAAGTGGTCACCTGTCCTACAGCACCCTGATCTTCCAGAGATCAAGGACAATTATCGCCGGGCAGTTACTACAGTTATTCTAGAAAACCAAGAGAAAGCCCTCCGTGAAGACAGAAACTTCTTAGGAGAAGCTGCTCCAACTAACGCAACTGGTGGAAGTGTTGACAACTGGGATCCAATTTTGATCTCATTGGTTCGCCGTTCTATGCCTAATCTTATTGCATATGACATCTGTGGTGTTCAGCCAATGACTGGCCCAACAGGTCTTATCTTTGCAATGCGGGCTCGTGCTGCGTCACAGGCTGGTGCAGAAGCACTTGCTGATGAGCAAATCCCATCATTGTCAAACCAAGATGCCGGTGGCGACACTGGTGGTGGTGATAAGTCAGGTACTAACCCTGCTGTCCTTAACGACTCACCATCTGCTGGTACATATACTACCGACACTGGTGCATCTCTTGCACAAGGTGAGGCACTTGGAGATACAACTACTAATGCTTTCGCAGAAATGGCTTTCTCAATCGAAAAGCACACTGTGACTGCAACAACACGTGCTCTAAAAGCAGAGTACACAATGGAACTTGCACAAGACCTTAAAGCAATTCATGGTCTTGATGCAGAAACAGAACTTGCAAACATCTTGTCTGCTGAAATCCTTGCTGAAATCAACCGTGAGGTTGTGCGTAACATCTACGTTTCTGCTGTTAAAGGTGCTCAAGTAAACACAACAACTGCTGGTATCTTTGATCTGGACACCGACTCAAACGGTCGTTGGTCAGTTGAGAAGTTCAAAGGTTTGATGTTCGCAATTGAGAGAGATGCCAACGCTATCGGTCAACAGACTCGCCGTGGTAAAGGTAACATGATCCTCTGTTCAGCTGATGTTGCTTCTGCACTTCAGATGGCAGGTGTTCTTGATTACACTCCTGCTCTTAACAACAACTTGAATGTTGACGATACTTCAACAACATTTGCTGGTGTTATGAATGGTCGTTACAAAGTGTATGTTGACCCATATGCTGCAAACGTAGCCGCATCACAGTACTACGTTGTTGGTTATAAAGGTACATCACCTTATGATGCTGGTATGTTCTACTGCCCATACGTTCCACTACAAATGGTTCGTGCGGTTGGTGAGAATACATTCCAACCTAAGATTGGTTTCAAAACTCGTTACGGTATTGCTGCTAACCCATTCCATACTGGAACAGTTGGTGCATCTACTGACGGTGCGATTTCAATCTCATCTGCATCTAACAAGTATTACAGAAAAGTTAAAGTTACTAACCTTATGTAAGACTAATACTAAAAGAAAGAAGGGGGGATTTGTTCCCCCCTTTTTTTTTATTTATCTACTGAGTAGCAATCTTGATGGTGATCTTAAACCACTGTATCATTGATTCCTCACTTTCGTTCTAAGGTTATATTCTGGCATAAGTGGAACAGGTTGTTTAGCACATAACTCCTACCATAAGTGGAACAGGTTGTTTTTTTCGTTATAAATACTGGTATGACAACAGAAACATCACCATTAGGAAGACAACCAACTGTTCTGGATTATTTGAGTCCAACACAGTTTAAATTTGGTATCCATCAACTACCAAAGGTTGAGTTCTTCACTACAGAAGCTAACATTCCTGATGTAACTTTAGGTGAATTAGTTTTACCTACACCTTTCAAACAGATACCTATTGTTGGAGATCAGGTTACTTTTGGTAATCTAATTGTAACTTTTATTGTTGATGAAAACCTTGAAAATTATATCTCATGTCATAACTGGTTAATAGGAATTGGTTTTCCTAAAGAACGTGAACAGTTTACAGACTTTCGTTCTAATACATCAAATACTCCAACCGCAGGCTCTGGAGGAAATACTGATATCGGTAAAGTAGGAAAGCCTACGGCTGATAGATCGTTTTATTCTGATGCAACATTAACAGTTTTAACAAATAAAAATAATCCTGTATTAGAAGTAAGATTTGAAGATTTGTTTCCTGTTTCACTAAGTTCATTAAATTTTAGTCAATCAGCTGAAGATGTACAATACCTAACCGCAACAATAGACTTTAGATACAAGATATATACTATGCATACACTTGATACATAATATGGAGTAATAATGAACCTTGACGAATTGAAAATTCAAGTCCAAAGAGACTTGAAGATAGATGATGAACACTTAGATACCGAATCATTAAAAAATCAAGAAATTAAAGCCACATACCTAGACCACAAATCTAGATACGAACTTCTTTTGTTTAAAGCAAAAGGTGACTACAAGCGTTTGTATCGTGAGAAGTGGGAATACTATGGTGGTAAGGCTGATGCAAAAATCTACGCATCCAAACCATTTGACCTTAAAGTTCTCAAAACAGATTTAGCAGTTTACATCACATCTGATGAGGATATTATCAATGCAGAGAACAAGGTTGGTTATCTAGAAGTTGTTGTAGATTACATCAAAGGAGTTATCAAGTCAGTTGATAATCGTGGATGGGATATTAAGAACGCAATAGAATGGAAGAAATTTGAAGCAGGAGTGACATACTGATGATATGTGATATTTACGATAATGTATTAGAACAAAATGATGCAGAAGATATTCAAGAAAAAATGAGTACTCTTATGTGGGGATATGAACACAAATCTAACGGCAAGACAGGAATTAATAAACACTGGCACATATTTTGCGGTAAAGAATTAATTGAACCAGAATACGGTTTTCTTGCACCAATATGGTTAACAGCAAAGAAAAAATATGATTTTGAAAATAGATATAAAGTTAAAAGTTTCAAACGAATTTATTGTAATGCACACACACATGGTATAGAACCACATTTACATACTGATGATGGTGATTTTACAATGATATATTATCCAAGACTTGATTGGAAACCCGAATGGATGGGTGGAACTGCAATCTGGAATGAACAAGAAAATGAAATAGAAAAATATGTAAACTATATCGGAAATCGTTTGTTTGTTTTTGACGCACTCTTGCCACATCA